AATATCCTAGTTCTTCTGCTAGTCCTTGTACGATACATTTCCAATAGTAACTGTTCTGCATATTGCTTCTTGTGTTTCTTTGTTTCTTTACACTTACTATATAGTCATTCTCTAATTCTTTAAGGTAACTAAATAGGCTTTGCTTGTCTCTATTGTCTTTTATTACAAACTTCATTTAGTAGTCCTCATTTACTCCTCTTGTTCCTATTAGAGTTTCTTTTGCTCCTGCCCAAAGATTATCTCTTTGTTTACTTAAACTAGGTTCAGTTCTTTTAAGGTTAGGCATACCGTCTGTTGGTTTGCTATCCATCCATTTTCCACAACTGCATTGAGCTTCTTTGCATACCCATTTCTTATCTCTTAGGACTATTGTAGCTTTGCCAACTTCTTTTTCTTCTTTACCACATTCGCAACTATAAAGTGTCATTTTGTCTCTTTTATTTGTTCTGCATAATCATAAGCTGATTTCCATTGTCTTTTTAATTCTTCTTTGTCATTATGTAATCTGTCTAGTTCAAAGTGTAAGTGATTAATTGCTTTCTGTATATCTTGTTCAGCAGGGTTACCTTCCTTTTTACCTGCTCTTAACAAATAACTGATTGCAGTTCCTAAGTTGTAGCTATCAGGTTGAAAGTCCTCAACTACTTTTCTTGCTGAGTAACCGTACTTCTTTCCTGAGTAGTAACTTGGTTCAGGTGTTGATTTGTAATCTAAATCTATTGGCATATTTTCTAGGTTTTTAATTAGTTTCTCGTTCTGTGTCATTATTTAAAAGTTTTAAAAGTTGGTGCGGTGTATATATCCTGCTATCACCTGCGTAATTTTCAAATATACAAGTAAAGTTATCATTCTCCCAAGTCCAAAGACTTCTGACATTCTTTTTAATATGGTTGTTTAATACCCATTTAATTGATTTGTAAGTTCTATTTGTATTCATTATATAGTTTTTTTATTCCATCAAAGCAAGTTGAAATACAAGATCCGCAGTTTGTTCCTGTCTGATAGTTTGAGTTAAATATAGTGTTATAAGTTTCAATCATTCTTTTTTTAGCTGCTTGGTCTTTTGCTCTGCCTGTTTTTAAGTCTTTCCACATATCTAAAATTTCATCTACTATTTCCTGAGGTAAACTTTCAGGGGTTTCTATCTCAGTTGTCTTTTGCCATTTCTTCTGACTACATTCCATTGGAGCAAGTCTTGCCTTTATCTTCATAAAACAACCGCAGTCTTTGCAAGTTCCTGTTGGTTTAAAATAATAAACACAACTCTTACAGATAGTTATTCTATCTTCATAGACTTCATTAGGTACAAAAAACTTATTCATTTTTCTTCTTNTTCCTTTTTTTAACNATTATTGTCTGAGAAAACCCAAACATCATTTCAAAAGAAGAACACTTNTCAGGNTCATACATCTCCATTTAATTCTTTTTTTAATATTTCTCTTACTTTNTCTATTGTAGTAAATAAACTGTTTCTACTTATTCCTGTCTTACTNGCNANNCTGTCAAGTGTTTCNCCTGAGTAATAAATTTCAAATATCTTTTTATCGTACCAAGTTTGCTGATCTAACACTTTATCAATTTCTTCTAGCTTAGTCCATTTGTATTCTTCCACAACTTCAGGCATATTGTATATAGACTTTAGATTGTGTGTAACATTTGTTTCGTAATAATTACTTATATGCGTGTAGTATTTTTTATACTTATAATAAAAAGGACTTCTTGCACTCGTTAAACTTCTTCTTAATACTACTGCTCCGTATCTGATTAATCCATCTTGTCCGTCTTTCTCCCATATTCCTTTGAGTGTTTCAGGGTTCATCTGTAAGTAGTAGAGCATAAGCTCCTGTACTGCGTCATTGATAGCTTCTTCATCTTGTGTAAGCCCATAACACATTTCCCTAAATTTAGAACTAAGATTAGATATTTCCTGATAAATTTTATTCATGCTCCACTTTTAAGTTATCAATCTTATTTGCAACCTCGTGTATTAATTCATCTAATATTATTCTATAACTTCTGATGATAGTTGAATTTCCTTTAGTTTCTAATCCTGCAAAGAAACCATTTGTAGCTACTGATAAGTTTATTGGTATAATCATTAACCAATCATAGTAGTTGTTTCCTTTCGCTTTTGTTCCGTATTCATTATGATATTCTATAATAGTATCTACTACATCTAAATAATTATTGTATCTTGCTTTTGTGCTTACATCTTTTGAGAACTCCTTACACATCATTAAATAAGTTTCTATAATGTTTTTGTGTTCCTCACTTGCGTAAATCGGTTCTATCATACGCCAAAGATAAAAAAAATGTTACTCAATTCCTTTTTCTTTTTTTAACTTATCAACAAGTGATTTGTAATAACTTATTTTTTCTTCATATTCAATACGACTTATCTTTACAGTTGTTCTTGATTTATACTGTAGTTCTTCAGCAGTACCTTCTCCAAATTTACTATCTAAGTTAATACTAAACTTAAATTGTTCACCCTGTCCGAATAAATTATCAGCAGCAGACTGCGGTTGTACATTTGTTTCACACCATCGTGTAGCTAAATGTCTTCTAGACATAAAATGTCCTGCGTGTATTTTTTTATAATGATAAACCCTTCCTGACGTAAAACATTGTACCATTCCGTATTCGTTAGCTTCTCTTAGTCTTATGTAAAGACTGAACCACTTGTCTAACTCCTTTTTTAATTTACTGACTGTCTTCTTCATAGTTCTTTGCAGAATACTTTTGTGTTAGTTTGTTTTTCTATATTCCAATTATCAACTTCTTTATGTGTGTTAAACCATATTCTAGCTGAAGCTGTACTAGGACTTATTCTATCTAATAATTGTACGAACATATATTCTGTTACAACTTTTTTAGGGTTAGTATGAGAATTATAGTTTACCATTAAATACTTTGCATAGTGAGGTATATACTTTACATCTATTTTTCGTTCACCTATAAATATATCAGCTTCAACTTCAGGTTCAGTACCTAATATACTTAATGCTTTAAAGTCATCACCTATAGCAGTAAAATAGTGTTGAGCAATTAACTCAGCTAAAACTCCCTGAATATTATATTGTTTAGTTTTATCGCCTACATAATAATCTTTATCCTTATAGTTTTTATGCATACCTTTTGTTCTGTCTGTAGATATGTCTTTAGCTATACGGTGTAAGATGTAAGGGTAAGTGATTTCTCTCATAAAGACAATAATATTTCTTTACATAATTCAGAAGGCACTATACTTCTTTCATAATTATTTTTTAATCCCTGAGTTCCTGTTCTTGATCCTCTTGGTGCAGGTTGATGATGACAATTAGTATTCCCATTGAAACATATTGCTCTTGGCTTCCACCCATTCACATTAAATAAAGAATAAATATGATTACTCCAAATATCCGTTGGCTTGGCTCTTATATCACCATAAGTACAATACCACACAGTTGTCTTAGGTATTCCTAACATAAAATACATTTTTCTTAATGATCCTCTAGGGTTTTCAATAAAATATTTGCAATCAAATTCTTTAATTAACTTTAATGTATTTAAAACTAATCTATCACTCTTTGCTGCAAAATCTGTCTTAGGTTCTTTAGTTATTTTATTTCTATGAACTCCTGTCATTACTGAATAAGTAGTGCAGGGTGGACTTGCCCATATAATATCAGGAATAAAAGGTATGTCCTCTTTAGTTAAAAATTCAATATCTTTTACTAGATCTATACCTTTAAAATTATTTATATCAACTGAAAATACTTCATAGCCTAATTCATCAGCTACCTTTCCTATTGACCTACTACCTGCAAATAATTCTAAAACTTTCATTCTTTTTCAAACTTAGTACAAAATATTGCTTCTAAAATACAAAGTAAAATTATTAATCCCCATACTATTGTTAATATCTTCATTTTATATATGCTCTAAACATACAGGACATAAATTATTGTCCTTAATTTCTTCAGTTATTTCTACACCACAACAAGTGTATTCTATTTCTTCTTCTAATATTTCTTCTATTACTTTGTCTACTTCTTCAATGTTTGATAGTTCTTGTTTTTTCATTTTAATAATTTTATTGGTTCTTGATACCATAAGGTCTTTCCTTTTGGCTTTCCTAATGTATGCACTTCATAGTAGGCGTTGTCAATTAGTTTCTTTTGAGCATAAGTCCATTTGTAGAATGTTCTGATATTTAAAAAGGGTTCATCCTTTCCAAATCTAACGCCCTGTCTAAATGCGTCCTGAACTTGGTTGAAGGTCATATTGCCAAAACGCTTTTCTATTATTAAGTCCTCAGCAAACACTCTGCTTAACTGTGCTAAAGTTTTACCGTCTGTATTATGCCCTATTTCTATTTTAGTTTTATTAAGTAAATCATAAACCTTTTCAGTAAGTTCTTTTAAATTTTCTTGTTTTAATAGTTTCATAAATATTCTTTTCCTTTTAAGTATTCATTTAATTGCATATCTATTTTAGACATTGTTTTCGGTTTCTTTGCTTCTCTTTTCTCCCAAGTGATGATTGCTTGTTTCCAATTTTTCATTTTATTACTCCCAACCATCCAACCTTTTGAAGCATAAAAAGCAATAAACGCTTCAGGATCTATATTATTATTCCTTTCTAAACAATAATTATTTACNTCATCAAAAGTAGGTTTTTTAAAGAACGCCTTTTTATTACTATCTGTAAGATTAGTATTANTTATATTTATATTAGTATTATCTGTACTTATATTTATACTACCCTTGTCTTTTAAATTGATGTACCTATGCAATATTTCTTTACTACCTTGTCTATATATAACAGTTCTATCTATATAACCATTATCATCTAACATTTTAAGCCAATTTTGAACTGATCCCCTACTAACTTCATACAGTCTACAAAAGTATTCTGTTGAAGCTGTGCATTTTCCATTCATATTGCAAAGAGCAGTTATCTCTGCATAAAGTAATTTGGCGTTAGGTGTTAGCTTTTTGCTGTATCTTACTTCAGCAGGAATTATAGCATAGTAACTTGGCTTTTCTTTCATATAACTTCTATTTCGTGTTGATAATTTTGAAGTGCTAACTTACATAATTCTAATTGATTGTAAAAGTCTTTGTAAGATACTTTAACATCTTTTCCAAATTTACCTGAAACAATACGAAT